CCAAAATTAAGAACTTTCGCACCTGTTATCGTAAGAGGACAAGAAGCTGAGGGGGTTAAATTTTGGGGATTCGGTAAGACAGTTTATCAAGAAATCTTAGCAATTGTAGCAGATCCTGATTACGGTGATATTACAGATGAGAACACTGGTAGAGATATTGTTATTGAAATTGTAGAAGAAGCAGGTAAAACATATCCTGAAACTCGAATCAGAGTTAAACCAAATGTATCTCCATTACATGAGAACGCAGCAACTACTGCAAAATTATTAGATGAGCAAACAAACATTACTGACATTTATTCGGAGTTATCTTATCCTGAATTGAAGACAGTATTAGAGAATTGGTTAAACCCAACTTCATCAGCAGAAGATGAAAATCCAACTCCTTCCGTTTCTCAACAAACATTAGCACCACAACCAAAGAAAGTTGAAGAGCAATTAACAACTACTTCTAAGGATGCAGCACCTGAAATTGGTGGAGCGGGTATAATGAATGATTTACCTTGGGATGAAGAAACACCTGCACCAGCACCTAAAGTAGATGTGGCAGCAGCATTTGATGATTTATTTAATTCATAATTATTATGGCTAAAATTGACTTAGCACAAGAAATAGCCGACAGTTTAAATAAAAAGTGGAAAGACCAAAAGGTAGCATACTTTTTAGATGATGATTCTGATGGGGCCCCAACCAATGTACCAGGTTGGGTTTCCACCGGAACAGCAATGTTAGACGTGGCGGTTTCAAATAGACCTTATGGGGGTTTACCCGTAGGAAGAATAACCGAAATTACCGGTTTAGAACAAAGTGGTAAATCGTTATTATCAGCTCACTTATTAGCTGAAACTCAAAAACAAGGTGGAGTAGCAGTATTGATTGATACCGAAACCGCAGTAAGTAGAGAGTTCTTTGATGCTATCGGAGTAGATGTTTCTAAATTGTTATATGTTTCAGTAGACACAGTTGAAGATATTTTCGAAACAATTGATACAATCATAGAGAAAGTTCGTAAGGGTGATAAAGATAAGTTAGTTACAATCGTAGTCGATTCAGTAGCCGCAGCATCAACTAAAAAGGAGATGGATGCAGATTATGATAAAGATGGTTACGCAACTGACAAAGCAATTATCATTTCGAAAGCAATGAGAAAGATTACTAATGTAATTGGTAGACAAAAAATATCAGTTATCTTTACTAATCAGTTACGACAAAAGTTAGGTGTTATGTTCGGAGATCCTTGGACTACATCTGGTGGTAAAGCATTAGCATTTCACGCTTCAGTTCGTATTCGTTTAAAGAATATGGGACAAATTAAAGCAGGTGAGAGAATCATTGGTATCAAAGTAAGAGCACAGGTTATTAAGAATAGATTAGGACCACCACTACGTTCAGCAGATTTCGATATTTTCTTTGATAGAGGTATTGATAATTTCGGTGGATGGTTAAAGGTTATGAAAGATAACAAATTAGTTAAGCAGGGTGGTGCATGGTACGAGTACATTGACACTGATACTGGTGAAGTTATCAAATTCCAATCAAAAGATTTTATTCAGATGATGGATACTAAATTAGATTTGAAAGACCAAATTTATAGAAAGATTTGTGAATCAACAATCTTACAATATAAGAAGGACGGAATTGATCCGGATGATATTACATATGATAATGGTGGTGAAATACCAGAACCAGATATCGAAACAGAATAAAGGTTTATGAACGAAACATATAAAAAGTTACTAAACGAGGTAGAAAAAGACCATCAGCAATTAGGAAAAGAAAAGGTATTAATTGTTGATGGTCTTAATACCTTTATAAGAAGTTGGACAGTAAATCCTACTATGGATGATAACGGAGACCACATTGGAGGTATCGTTGGATTTTTAAAAGGAATTGGTTTTGCTATTAGAGAACAAAATGCAACTCGTTGTATAATTGTATTTGATGGTAAGGGTGGTTCTAGAAGTAGAAAAGATTTATATAGTGGTTATAAAGAGAATAGAGGTAACAATCGTTTTAGAGTGAATAGAGCATACTCAGATTTGATGAACAAAGAAGAAGAGGGTGTATCTATGAAACGACAAATGATTGGTTTAATCGAACTGCTAGAGTACCTACCGGTGGAAATAATGCTATACGATGGTATTGAGGCGGATGATGTTATGGGCTATATTGCATCACAACTTTTAAAAGAGGATGAATTGGCAGTTATTATGAGTGCCGATAAAGATTTCCTACAATTAGTAAATGAAAGAGTATCCGTTTATTCGCCAACTAAAAAGAAAATCTATGATACTAAGATGGTTATTAATGAGTATGGGGTTCATCCTAATAATTTTATGGTATATCGTACTCTTGATGGGGATAAGTCTGATAATATTGATGGCATTTCCGGTTGCGGCCTTAAGACTATTATTAAAAGATTTCCTGAAGTGGTTGAAGAAAAAGAAATCACAATAGATAAAATGTTTGAACTATGTGAAGAACGTAGAAACGAAAACAAAATCTATGATAAAATATTAGATGGTAAAAAATTAGTAGAAAGAAACTTTAAACTAATGCAATTATCAGATCCAGATATACCAACTAATAAGAAATTAACAATTAACCAAAAATATTTGGATAATTCAGCAAAATTGGATAAATTAGGATTCATTAAAAAGGCAATGGGAATGAGAACTATTAATTCATTCGGTGATGTTAATAGTTGGATTCAAAGTACATTTGCCAAATTACATAAATAAAAAAATACATGGAGGAAACAAACCTATGAAATGTTTAAAAAGTACAAAGACTGGTAAAATTATCAGAGTATCAAACAAAGAAGCAAACCAAGCTACAAGTGAATGGAAATTCATTCCTAAGAGTGAATGGAAAGCAGACGTAAGACCATCTAAAAAAGAAGAAAAAGAAAGTAAATAATGCAAGCAGTAGACACATTAGAAAAATTTGGACAATCGTACCAATCTAAAGTCATAGCTGCATTATTATCCGACCTACCATTTCTTAATCAAGTTTCAGAAATTACAAGTAAGGATTATTTTGAGAGTGAACAAGATAAGTGGATTATTGAAAGTATTTTGGATTACCAAAGTAAACAATTTGCCGCACCTACTCTCGATGTATTCAAAGTAAAGTTATCATCATTAAATTCAGATTCACAAAAGAAACAAATTGTAGATAGAATAAAACAAATCTATGATGTATTTGGTGCAGAGGATATGGATTTTGTAAAACAAGAATTCATTAAATTCTCAAAGTTTCAAAAATTAAAAGCAGCAATATTTCAATCAGTAGACCTAATCAAATCCGAAAAGAGTTGGGATGAGATAGGAGTTGTAGTTCAGAACGCATTAAAAGCGGGAATGGAAAACAATTTAGGACATGATTACTATAAGGATATTGCAATGAGAATGGAAGTTACAAAGAGAAGTTCAGTACCAACCGGATGGAAACCTATCAACGAACTAATGGATGGTGGTTTAGGACCTGGTGAATTAGGAGTTATCGTAGCACCGAGTGGTGTGGGTAAGACTTGGGTATTGTGTAAAATTGCAGCCGATGCAGTAAGAGCAGGTTACAATGTAATGCACTATACTTTAGAGTTATCCGAAATCTATGCAGGAACAAGATACGATACTATTATGACTGGTATTCCATCTAACGAATTAAGAGATAGAAAGGAGGAAGTTGTAGCTAAACTTAAGAATCACAAAGCAAATCTAATGGTGAAGTATTATCCACCGAGAGGAGCAAGTACGAAAACAATCAAAGCACATTTAGATAAATACAAAGGATTTGGTTTCAAACCGGATTTGATTATTATAGATTATGCAGATTTGTTAAAGCCCGTAAACAAAAGAGATAGTACATATGCAGAGTTAGGTGGAGTATACGAAGAAATTAGAGGATTGAGTGGTGAGTTGGGTGTTCCAATTTGGACTGCATCACAAACCAATCGTTCAGCAATTGATTTTGAAGTTATCCAGGCCGATTCAATCGCAGATTCTTATGCAAAAGTAATGACAGCAGATTTCATTATGAGTGTAAGCAGAAAAGCAAAAGATAAATTAAGTAACACAGCAAGATTTCACGTTATGAAAAATCGTTTTGGTGCGGATGGCCTAACATTCCCTGCTAAAATGGATACTATGGTTGGATTGATAGATGTATTTGAACCACAATCATCAGATGGTGTGATGGCACAAAAAGAATCTAACAACGGAAGTAACTTAGAGAAGAAACTTTTGCACAAAAAATATATAGAAAATATGGGTTAATAAGTATAAAACAATGTGAAAAA